GATCACGTTAATAGAGTAGTAAAAGCAGCTTTATCCATGTCCGCTGTATGGGAAGGGTTTGGTTGTGATATGACGACATTTACCCAGGAAGAATTGGTATTTTCAGCGATTAACCATGATTTAGGTAAAATGGGATCTGATACTGAAGAAGCATATGTGCCTCAGACAGATAATTGGAGACGTGATAAGTTAGGTGAAGATTATATGTTTAATAAATCATTACCCTTCGCAGCCGTCCCAGATCGTGGATTATTTCTACTCCAACAACATGATATCAAATATACATTCAATGAAATGTTAGCTATTCAGACCCATGATGGTTTATATGATTCAGCAAATGAAAAATATTTAAAAGCATTCATGCCTGAACAGAAACCTCGCACATCTCTTCCATTTATTTTACATCAAGCTGACATGATGGCGGCGCGTATTGAATTTGAAATTGAGTGGTTACCAAAATTCTCTAAGAATAGCGTGGCTACACCAAAGAAGAATTATACATTGAAGGCCAATATAAAATCATCTAAGACAAAAGCATTAAATAGTATGTCAAGTCCTGGATTAAAGAATATGTTAGATAGTTTATGATGTTAATTTTATCCATTGTTTTAGGTATTTTGGTCGTTATCTTAGGATATACGACCTTTAACCTTTTACGGAAAAATGAAAAAGCAGAAGATATAATTATATCCCAGAAAACTTTTATTGATAAAATAGATGAACATATTTCATTCTCTAGTGATCGTCTAAATCAAATTGACCAAAAGGGTTCTTTTAAAAGTGATGATGAAATAGGATGGTTTTTTAATGAAATTAAAATAATCCAAAATGATTTATCACAATTTAAAAAAGACAATACCTAATGGCTGAAGTTAGAAAAAGAAGAAAAAAAAGTAAAAATTATTTTACCCAAGATACAGAAGATGCTATAGTATTATACAACAATACAGAATGTTCTGAAACTAGATCTAAAATATATGAGCGTGAAATACATTTCGCGTTTTTTAAACTTACACAAAACATCATCCATACTTTTAAATTTTATCATACGGATGTTGAAAATCTAGAACATTTACAGCATGAAATAATTACATTTTTACTATCTAAGATACATTTATTTGATCCTAGTAGAGGGGCCAAAGCATACTCGTATTTTGGAACCATCGTAAAACGTTGGTTAATATTATATAATACCAAAAATTATAATAAAAAAGTAAAAAAAGTTGATGTAGATGTTCTTACAGGAGAAAACTCAACACATACTTACTCCCAAGGTGATGAAAAAATAAAAAGTGATTTAGATAAATATGTTGATATATTTGTAACCCATGTATCAGAAAATATTTATGAATTATTTCCAAAGAAAAATGATGCCCAAATAGCAGATGCCATTTTAGAATTATTTCGTAAAAGAGAAACTTTAGAGGTATTTAACAAAAAGGCACTTTACATTTATATTCGTGAAATGGTAGATGTAAAAACTCCTAAAATTACTAAAATAGCTGATAAGCTTTATGATATATTTAAACAACAATATATCTTTTTCTTAGAAAATGGGTACGCCCGATTTTAAATCCTATTTATATTCATATTTATAACAAAATTATATTATGGGATCATTAGACAGTGTTGTATTCGGGAAGAAAAAATTCTCTAATATCTTAGAAGAAATATACAACAATCAAAAAAAGAAAGAAAAACAAATATCGGGTTTAATATCCGAACTTAAACCATTAATTAATGATATTGGTGATGCAACTTTAATTGTACCACTTATTAAAGAATATATGGATATTGGTGTTCGTAACGATGAACAATTAATTAAAATGGCTACTATAGTACAGCGTGCGCTTAATAATAGTTCTAGCGAGGATGCATTGGGTATTACAGATGAGGAAAAACAACAATTAATGGAAGAGTTAGATAAGCTTAATACAAATTTCGAAGAAAAAAAAGATGGCAAATAAATACGGTTTTTCCAGTATAAATCAACAATTAAATATTAGTAGCACTCCTGATTCTGTTTTAAAGAATCAAGTTGACATACTCTCCCAGAATATAATATCTGCTAGAGTAACTGATATTATTCTTGATAGTACCTATCCTAATTTTTTTGAATTAGGTGGGTGGAATGCTGTAGGGACTATATTTTTTGAATCTGTAGGTGGAGCAGATTTAGATTCTAATTATAATAATACTGCTTTACCTTTATTACCCTATTTAAAAAATTACCCATTAGTAAATGAATTAGTATTGCTTTTTCAACTTCCTGATACTAATATAGGATCTAATAGTGATACTAAAAAATATTACTATTTAAACCCTATTGCCCTTTGGAATAACCAACACATGAATGGTTATCCAAATTTATTAAAAAAATCCACAACTCAGTCTACCCAAAACAAATCATACCAAGAAATGTCTGAGGGTCAAACTTCAAAATCTACAGATGAAGAAGTTGATTACCAATTTAACTCCCCAAAAGTTGGTGGTACCTTTGCTGAAAGAAGTAATATACACCCTCTCTTATCTTACGCAGGAGATATAATTATGGAAGGTAGATGGGGTAATTCTATTAGATTTGGTAGTACAGTAAAAGTAGATAGTAATAATTGGTCGGGAAATGGTGAAAATGGTGAACCTATTACTATACTTAGAAATGGTCAATCACCTGAATCAAATGATGAAGGATGGGTTCCTGTAGTTGAAGATATAAATAAAGATTTAAGTTCAATATATTTAACTTCTAACCAAACAATACCTTTAAAAACAGATATAACCTCAAACCCAACATTATCTAATCCACCCGAAGCTATTACAGCATATAGTGGTAGTCAGGTAATGCTTAATTCTGACAGGTTAGTATTTAATTCTAAGGCGGATAGTATTATATTTAATTCACAAAAAACTATATCTCTTACATCCATTCAATCATTAGGTTTATACTCCCAAGATGGAGATATAATTTTACAATCAGGTAGGGCAAATATAAGGTTAGGAGATGCTAATGCTAATCAATCTATTATATTAGGTGATAATTTTATAGAAGACTTTCAAGATCTTCTAAAAAAATTAAGAAACTTATGCCAATTACTTACAGGAGAACCTAAATTATACATAAGTGGGGGAGCAGCAGGTTCGGTTAAAACTACTATAAATTTAATGTTAGATAATCTTGATAGTTATACTTCTAAAATTGTAAAATCTATCTAAAATGACAGAAAAAGCACTACTTGCCTTAGCCGCAAAAGAACTATTATCAGATAAGGGTAAAAAATTATTAGGGGATAAAATCAATATTAAGGAAATAACAAATAGAATATCTTCTTTATCTAGTAAATTTAATATAGATTTAACCACTCTAGCAACTGCAGCAGCAGCATCAGCTGTTACTGTGGCTGTAAGTGAATCTAATAAAGTAGATAAAACTAAAACTGCTAAAGAAAGAATAAATGATAAAAAAGAGTCTGTTAAAAATACTAAAAAGAGTTTAATTGATAAGGCTAAAAAAGAAATAATTCGTTTAAAAGCTAAATTAAAAAGCGAAATACCTGTTATAGAAGAATTTGAAATTACGGGTAGAATATTTGATAAAATAACGGGTAAGGTATTACAGGGAGTTAAAGTAGAACTTGGAATTAGTATGGGTGGAGTTGAAGTTAGTACCCCTGAAAGCATAGAATTAGAAAATCCCACCAATGTACCAATAGAATTAGTTACTCCAATCCCCAACTTTGATTTTAATGCTGAAGTTTATACCCCTATCCCAGATCAAAAAACTATAACTGATAAGCAAGGTAGTTTTTCAATTAAAGTCAAACTTCCTATAATTCCTAAAAACCAAAAAACCCCACTTAAATTAGGATTATTATATACTAAATCAGGATTTGTACCTTCTAGTGCCCCTATAATTAATGGTGATCAAACTATTAAATCTAATCTTCAAGCTTCAAGTTTAATTAATCTTGATAAAGCAGCCAAAAATATATCTAAAGAATATAATGACACCGTTGATGAAGCTCAAAAATTAGTAAAAGCAATAGCCATGAACCCTGAATTACTAGTTATTTCAGCTTCAAAACTTGCAATCGACGTATTAGTAGGTATTATTAAAACTAAAACCATCCCTATGGCTGTAGGAATATTAATAGCCTTCGGTATATCAAAATTAACTCAGTCAAATAGAAAAACATGCCCTACTCCTGAGGAATTAGAAGAACTTATTAGAAAAAGAAATAGATTAGTAAGACAACTTAATCAAATATTTTCTAAAATAGTAGCAAGTACAGCATTAGCTATTGCCTTTAAAACATTATCTGCAACATTAAAAGGTGTTAGTATATCTTTAGACGCAATTCCCTTACCTCAAGCTATAGGTACACCACCAGCTAAAGATTTTGGTGGTTTAATATTTGCACAAACTTATTCTACTACAGCTAAATTAAGAACCCTTACTTTACAAATAAAAGAATTAGAAAAAAGTTCTGATGAATTAAGTAAGGCAACCTTAGTGGCATTAGTATTTCTAATAGCAGCTGCAGCCACTGTAATAATTTTACTAAATGGTTTAGATAAATTAATGCAAGAATGTGCTGAAGAAAATGGGGTTACACAAGTAGAATTAACTGCTATTAACCAAGAATTATTAGATTTAACTGAAGAACAAGAAGAAGATGGAAATCCCATTATAAAAAATATTAATGGTTTTACTATGGCTGTAGTAACAGATGATAAAAACCCTGTAGGTAGTCTAAAAAGAAGATATGCTGTCGCTAAAAACAATCAAGGAGTTGTTCAATTAAAAGGTGAACCTTCATTTAGTGCAAGTGACCAAATACTAATCGATGAACTTATATTCTATATACAACAAAACGATTTAAAAGCATTCTAGTTTAATATTTATAATAAATCAATACAACATGAAATTAAGTCAATTAAAAACTATTGTAAAAGAGGCCGTAA